CGCAGATGTTTGTAAGCATCAGCGATCATGATATATGTCTTGCCGCCACCAGTAGGCACAATGATTTGTCCAGCGTTGTTGTTCTGCATTGCTGCAAATGCACGTTGCTGATGAGGACGAAGGTTCATGTAATTGCGTTTCAATGAATATAGTATGGCACCTTAAAGGCGCTCACGGGTGGTTTAGTGGACAGTTTGTGCAAGTGGCACACTAGAACTTACGGCGTCCACTTTCGATGGTGATGTTAAGTTCTTTTGTTGTATATTCTACACCAGCAGCGATAAGTTGGTCAAGTTTGAGTGAACATTGCACGCGGCGTTGTTTCTTACTATCCACCTTAGGATTGATGCTGAACAATGCTTCTTTGCACTGCACCTGTTCTTGTAACTTATTGCGCTCAGGTTTGGTGCTTAGTTGTGCTTCTTTGCCGTGAGGGATGTTCTTAACGAAGTCAACAAATTGCTCTACCTTTTGATAATCCATGTTACCCCACAGTTTGATATAGTCTGAGGGTTGAATGTAGAACTCATATTGTGTATGAAATACCTTCTTCTTTCCCACCTGATTGTAACAACCAACGATCAAACGATAATCAGTGTGCTTCATCATACGAAGCAGATCTGAGCAGCAAATAGTATTGTTACCAGTCGTTTTGATGCTTGCATTATAGTCAACAATCAGTCCCTGTGTGAGATCAAAAGTAGAAGTATAACCGTTCACTTTCATGGCATCGTATTCATCTTTAGACAAACCTGTGCGTTCCTTGATAACACCGTCTTCAAATTTGTTGCCGTGTGCTTGAACTTCCATTGCTTTGTTGATCTTGATAGTATCATCGCATTAAAAAAGCACCCTGTCAAGGGTGCTGTGCAGGTTATGCAGGTGTCACATCCCAATCATCTGTGGGCACCATTGTTTTAATCACATGTTCAACATTTTCGATTCCATATACAACAACTGATTGTGTTGAGGTGAATCCATTGACTTTCTTTTGTCGCTTCCATGATACACGCCAGCGATCTTTATTCATTGATAAGTTCACCGATGGTTTCAGATTCGTCACCTAGGACTGATGCAATCCAGTCATCTTCAGGTGCTTGAATGATGTCATTTTCATCCCAAGAGATGTCAAATTCTTCGTTATACATTGTGTTGACCAAATCCATTGTTTTGTGCAATTCGAGCAGATTCTTTCCAGTAACGCAGTTGATTGCGTTTAGTTTTAAGGCGATGAAGTTCTTCATCAGTGTAAGAAACTTCGCCTCTTTCTCCTTTACGGATAACTTTGTTCAATAGGCGGATGTCGGATGCGATTGACATTAGTATTACATGAAATGGGGGTTATGGGTGGTGATGTGTGCAGGTTGTTTGAGTGTCACACGATAATCTTTTTATTAGGTGCAACAATCCGTTGGAACATGCTGTTATATTGTTCTTCCAAATTAGGTGCGACCTTTGTGATATACATCACCATACTTTTAGGGATAGTTAGTTCACTTTCGTTAGGATCTTGAAGTGGTGCAAAGGGAGCAAATCCTACTTTGCTACCATCTTCAATAGGCATAGCAACGATTGCATCACGGATAGTAATATAATCGTCAGTTTCCTCTACCAAGTCTGCCACAATATTCTCAGCAGATAGGAAACGAATACATTTTACATTCATCGGTATAAGTCACTTAGGTGTAATTTTTCTACGATTGCTTCGACTTCTTTCATTTTGTCGAGATAAACACTCTCAGGAATAATTTTGTCGCCATAGAAACGTTTCTGTAAATCAGAGACATACAGAAACAGAGCATCTTTCATGATCATTTTCTCATTCTTGTCGAGAATTGCAGTGTGAAGGAATTGCATTTTAGGAGAATCGACGACGGGTTTTGAGATACTCTAGCACGTCATCTCTGACCCACATGAGTTCATTGTAACACTTTTGATTGTGAGCACATTGACGCAATTTGTGGTCAGGTTTCAGAACAGACTCAATGAAGAGATCGAGTCCTCTGTTGAATTTTACATCTTGAGATTCGTTATCCATGAAGTTAGTTTAGACTGAATGTGTGTAGTCCAGATCGTAGTCTACCGCACTTTCATCATCAAACTCTATATCTTCATAAAGACTTTCGATTTCATCAAAGTCACTGCCATCCGTCATCATCTGATTCAAATTGGGTGCGATTGTTTCTTTTGGATCCTTTTGATTGGAAATTGTCATCGTAATTGTCTCCCCAGTTTGTTCGATTGGTGCCGCCACGCTGACGTTTGTCTCGGATAGATTTGCCTGGTGAGTAATATCCTCGCTCAGATCCACCCCGTCGAAATGTCTTGCCCATTGGTAATGATGTTGAAGTAAAGATAAACTACTGTATTATGTATTCAATCCACGTCACGATATACAGATGTGTAATCATCCGTATCGCTAGTCTCGGGGATAGGATATACTTGGGTGTGCAATTCTTCAAAACAATATCCAACACCCTTCAAGAAATCCTGGGTCTTGTCAACTACATCATCAAGAACAGTTGCTTCAAATTCTTTAGTTGTCACGGTAGAGTCATCATCAGTGCAGATGAGAGTGAATTGTGGCATGGTTTTTGTTTAGGACTCCGTTAGTATAGCAGACTATTTGCGGTGTGTCCAGTGCATGTGCCACCTATTTCAGTGTCCCATCCTCTATCATCTGGTTGTAGATCTCACCATGCTCTATCACATAGTGAAAAAATATCTGATGATGATAATCTTTAGGACCACCAGGCATAGGTTCACGCCAGTGCCTACATCTGATGCCATCATATAACACAGCATCACCATTATTCATATTGATAGGTTCACCTTCCACAAAAAATGTCCACGGTTCAGATAACGTGGACTGTAATTGCATAGTGATACTAACCTCACACGCAATCTGATCGGTATGTGGAACTAACTCATTGCCAGCATAGTAGACACGATCAAAGAAATATGTTGGGATAATCTTGATACCACCCAGATAATCTTCAATGATTGGTATCAATGCACGATGCACAGATCTGAAGTGAGGATGATTAGTTCTGGAATATGATCCTGATACTTGTTTCTCTACATCATGATAAGTGACATCATATCCTTTCCATTCTTCATGCCCTTCTTTATACAATGGTGGCAAATTAGGTTCGACATGAATAATGTTTCTAAAGAGTTGCATAGTTTTCTCTCAACCTATCTTCCCATTGACCGTCAGGAGTAGTGCGATCAATATCGTTAGCACAATATGCTAATGGACCACGACTTCTCACATAATGTAAGAACATCTGTCCAAAGTTTTCTCCTTGATAGTTACCAACTCTCCAGTGTGGTGTAACACAACCCAGATAAACTACAGCATCCCCAGGTTCAAGATCAACTTTATATTGTTCCTGTGTGATATAGTTTCTGAGTCCTAATGACCATTCTTGATCTGATCCTAAATGTATAGTTACAGATATTTCACACGCTGGACGATCGGTGTGTGCAATTAAAAATGAATCTTTTTTATATAATCTCAGATAAGCATAAGTAGGGAACAATCGCTCTTGAGCAATGTCCGACATATCTCTCGTAAAATAGTATAAAAACTCTTTACCTGCTTGAGGAGATTGATAGTTGTAACATGGACCATGGAAATCATCATTAACGAAGTGTAATTCTTGCTGTCCGTTGTCTACTAACTCACGATAAAGATCAGATGCTGTATCTTTATGCAGAAAGTTTTTGACAATCAGATAATTATTCTTCAATAAGTCCTGATTCATAGATCAACTACCAAATTCAAAGGATCATTTTCACTACCCTTCAATCTAAAAAAGTTCATACCAGTTTCTGTAATCATGTCCCATGCAATAACATATCGATCTGGATCAAAATCTCTGATACCATTTACTTTATGTGGCAAACATGATGGGAACAATGTCATCTTACCTTTCTTAGTTTGAAATCCAACCTCACCAACATAAGGGATGTCATAGTCAGTGCAAGTCAAATGTGTCGTGAGATAGAGTGATCCACTCAAGAAAGAATTTTCGTGCATTGCATGAGTATGCCTACCAATATTCATAGGATACTTCTGAGGATAAACCCATCCTCTAATAGATACATTCTCCTGAGGTGTGATGTCAAGTTGCTTACAGAACTCATGATAAGATACTTTGATAAGTTCTTTGAAAGTATCAATCACTTTGTAGTTCCATGAGAATACATTATAGTGTTCCCATTGATGATTGTCAAAGACACCTTCTTTTTCTTTTTCAAGAACAATGTTTAGCAGGTCATCTGTAAGTTGTTCAGATACATCATCTTGCCACACAGAGATATCATATTGTGGAGCAAAATAATTAAGAGGTTTCTTAGGAGTGCTCCATCTATGTAATTCAGGCATGTAATCGTTCTCCGAACTTAGGGTCAATTTGTTGTTTTAATTCTTCAGAATATGGACAACTGGTTTGACATATTCTGCAAATACTATCTAGGTCTACAAATGCTTCAGGGACATCTACAAAGTTAGCACACTTTTCCCAGTCTACAAGATCAAAGTTCATTGTGCATCCAACAGGACAATTAGACTCGCAAGGTGCATCACAACCTATACAGTTTTCATAATGAGGTTCACCCTCAACTACAGTTGTTTCATCAAACTCAGCATCAGTTAGAATTAAATCAATTTTATAATTCATACCAAACTTCTCATGAAATGCAAGAGAAGTTTTTGCTAATTTAGCAGCACCAGATCTGATGGCAAACTGTTTTCTATTGAGCACATAATTATCATATCCAAATCTATATCCGTATGCACCCCAGTGCAAATTTAGATAGTCAATGATGGCAGGCAAGAAATGATTTTTGTAAGTATAATCATATGCAACTTTACTATAAATGTTCCATACAATAACTGACTTACAACTATCGATAATCCTATAAGATTGCCCATATGATTGAGGCATACCTTTGTTGTAATTATCTTGTGCTCTTTGTGTTACTAACTCAGGGGGCGGAGTTGTTACACTCAGATCATATAACAATGGAGTATCACCAATGATAAGATCAATACCATCTTTGATGTCAGATAGTTTCATATTGCCACCCAGTGATCCTTTCTGTTATCAAAGATGTCCTCATTATATACTACTTCTGTAATAATATCAAATGCAACACTAACTCTAACACCGTTATCCATATAAGGATTTGTATAGTGTTCTAACCAATTAGGGAACAAAGTAATCTTTCCATTTTCATTCTTTGATGAATATGTTTGCTGTGTATATGGGTTAACATAATGTGTCTGGGTGTCATAATCTCCCAAACATATATGTCCACCAATATATGTGTATGGACTAGTCCAGTGTTGGTGTTGCTTCAAATGCTGACCCTTACGCAATACATTACCCCAGCATTGAATGTAGATCACATTCTCCCATTCATGTCCTAATTCAGTGATAAAGTTATCATGTGCCGTCCTGATAATCTCTTTCAAGAAATGACATTCTTGCCATTTCAATATATTATATCCATCAGATCTAGATGTCATACTATTCTCACCTAGACCAGTATTCCAGTCAGAAGTAAATGGAAGAGTGTGAATGACACTATCTTCCATCTCTAGCACAATATCTCTGAGATTCTTCATGTCCTCAGTAGATTCATACATGAAATAGTTGAACTCAGGAGCAAATGGTGTTCTCTTGGGTTCATTTTCAAATTGAATAATTTGCATCACATCTCCAAGAATTGACTCATAGAATATCTACCTGTGCCCGAAACAGGTGTAACTTCATGCCACATGATCGATGGGAATATGACCATCGAGTTATTTAGACAAGGGATTTCTATCTGGTGTTCTAGTATCAAATCACCACCAGTAAACTGTTTGGGTGTTTCGTAGAACCAACTAATAGCAGTAATCACACAGTCATCAACGTGTGAACTGTAGTAATCACCATCAGAGAAATAATGTATCTTTGTATTGTCTCTGTTAGATCTTCTGACATATCTAAACAATGGATGATGATATTCTAGTTGCTCTGTAGTTTCTTTCGCAAATAACTTTCGATTGATTCTCAGAATGTCAGAAGATTCTCTTTCATTATATACAACATCTAGATGTAATCCCTTACCACGTTTGAGTGATTTGCCATCTTTCATTGCAGTCCCAGGACCATCAGGATGTGTTGGTTCTTTGTATCTATCAATATCTTGAAGAAATAGTAGTTCTTTCAAGATACGATTTAGATCTTCCTCACTGTAGAAGTTTTGGATGTAAATGTATGGAAGATCATTTACCTTGTCAAAATACAAATTTAACATGATCTATCTCTCTAGTATTCTTCCAACGATACACATATGCACGTTCGTTAAATCGAATTGCTCGCTGTTTTAAGTCATAATCCTGCTGAGATCCGCATTGTCTGATGTTAGTAACTTCATGACAAAAGTGAATCATGTCACCAGTATTGAGATCAATACAAGTTACAAATTCACCATGAGATCTAACTTCGCAATCAAATACTTCATCCAGAGTTTCTAGATCACATTCAATACCAAACTCTTCACGCAATACTTTTTTAATTGGTATCACCAACTCTTCCATGTATGGAATGTTAGTGACATCAATATACGATTCAAATCGATATAGTTCCCTAGGACTGATTAACTGCATCAGAAATAATTAAAGTTGATATTTGCTCTGACTAATTGATCAGTGCATGTTGTGCTGTGATGTGGAGTCTGAGGGTCAAAGTATACAATACGGTTAGCGACAGATTCAACTCGTTCACCATCAATTACAGTGAAACCATTGTTAGTATTAAGATAAAGAATCGCTGCCTTATGTGGAAAATCATAATCTACATGATCATTGTGTTCATGTAAAGTATCTGTCTTAGGATACAAATTTCCTTTAGCACGAACTAATGCTCTAACAGGTTCACGGAAACAAAATAAAATGGGTAGAATAATATCGTTGAAGTAACTACTCATCGTCTGATTATCACAATAAAAATTATGTGTGAACATCAGATTGTAACTATCTTCACCTTCACCAGATACGCCGTCAAGCATATACCAAGGGAAGTTTTGACTTGTCATCATTTGACGTGAAATGATTTCAAATAGTTGAGGTGCTAAAAAATTGTCTTTGATTTCCATAATTAAAACTCTAAAAAGTCATCGTTTAATGGCATTGATGGGTCTGATCCATACCACATTGATATGGTATATCTATCCCGTTTGATTACATTAGTTACAGCATGTCTGAATTCTAGACCGTCAAAATATACTGTTCTACCAGTAATCGGTTGAACATCTACACCTTCAACAACTGTATGTCCACCAACATAATCATCATTCAAATATGTAATTGATGCACCTGTTGTAGTTGGTCTCGCACTATCATAGTGATAGTTTTTGTGAGCACCACAAGGATACTTTACAATTTCTACATTCTGTAGAACTTTGAATCGATCATCATGATTGACAAGTTTCTTGACTTCCTTACTCAAGTTTAGAATTTTATAGTAAGTGCTGTCTAAGTTGTTCTTGCCAATCCCACCTTTATCCATGCTCAGAACTCTAGTTTCATCCCAAACATATGTCTTCAATAAATTATCATTGAAGAACCGAATGATTTCCCGTGATAAAACAGCAGGGACATCTAATTGAGAAACGTAAATCATACGAAGGGTGCTCCTAGATTCCAACTAACAAGAGAATATCTTGTTCCTTTAGTTACAGGCAGGACCCTATGATACACGAAAGATGGGAATACGACAATAGATCCTTTTGTATTCAACATAGTTGCTTTCTCAGTCTCTTTCATATTGAAATGAAATTCTAAATCACCACCTTCAAATTCACTAGGATCATTCAATAACAGTGTGCTGGATAGTTTTCTAAACTTACCACGCATACGCTCATTAGTATCATCCTCAGGATAAGAATAGTGATGCTGATCTGGATGCCAGTCATAATATTGACCAACATCATATTTTGTAAATTGCAGTGATTCTGTGAAGTCCCACTGAAAATTCCATCCAGCACTTTCATTTGCTTGCTGAATCCATGGTTTGACAATATTGAATATCCATGGAATATCTAAGAAAGCAACGTGAGAATCTCTCGTTTCTTTCAAGTCTTTAATCTCTTCATCAGTAAATTCTTCCTCTTTCTTTTTACGGACACGATCAATCTGTCCCAACTGAGGTCGTTTTTCATTACCGATGGCAATAATACGATCACATATTTCAGGTCTGATGACACCCTGAAAATACCAATAATTATACTTTAAGTTCATCCGCCATTAAATTCCGTATAATCAATGTTGTCAACTTTGTATGTATACCATCCAGTTGCGATGTATTTAGTTTGTGTTGGTGAAGGTATACCCCGATGAGTATATGTCCAATCTGGTGGCCAAATAACTGTCAATCCTTTGGATGGTTGTATCTTTAACCTTTGATGATACCACTCAGTTTCTCCAGCATCTGTCACATCATTTAAGTATGTCATGAATACTAGATGTCTAGCAGATGAAGGAAACTTGGGTGACGATTTCTCCATGTGCCAATAATAAAATCCTTCGTCAGGGTAATACCTTTGTATATTAAAGTTGGTGTTAAGTCCCCAGCACGAATGATCCTTAGAGCAATAAGGAAACTTCGCGATGTAATTATCGCACACTTTACCCAACTCGTCAAGATAGTTCTGAATCCTTTCATCTGGATTCCTAGGAACAACCGCAACGTCTGTAGATTTTTTCATGGACTCATGAACGCCCATGCCGATCTCTCCAGGTCTCTGATCTGGAGAGTCTTCAAAAAAAGATATTAAACCATCACATACAGTGCTATCAATATACCAACCAGCAATAAAGTCGGTTGACGGTAACGAAAATTCTTTCATAAATCATGACAAAAGCATACTATTTTATGCTCGTTCCCAAATCTTCAGAGCACTATTATACACATAATTGGCAGGAATTTCAACCGTTGCCTCGGTCTGAACATATGTCTTATTACTATTATCCCAGACCCAACCTTGAGGGTTGCGTGTTGCATTGACTGAATAATCGGTTCGATCAGTATATCCAAGAGGAACGCCAT